CCCTCCCAGATTGGTCAACAAAAAGTAAAACGCGGGACTAACCTGCACCGCAAGCTGGAATCAAGCCCAGCAATCACCACCAACCAATCTCAGGGTAAACCCCAATAGAAATACACCGCCATAGCGAGATAATTGAGTTTTCAAAGGAAAAACATGAAAATCCAAATAGAAGAAAGCGCACTAGACAGCCTGAAAGCTATGGTGCAGCAGTTGCATCGTGAGCGGGATTTTCTGCTGGAAAAAATGCGTGAAATTTCAGGCATTGAATGCGATGAGCATGGCGGCTATTGGGATGCAATAGATCAAGCGCAAAAAATTGCAGATGCCGCCATCGCAGCATGCACAGAGACTAAGCAGGTGCTTTCCGGGGAATGAAAGCCGTTTTCATCCTTGCCCACGCAGAAGCAAGACGCCGCGCCATTCAGTCCGTGCAGGAGGCGCAGAATGGCATGGTGGTGCAGATAGGCGAGCCAAACCGCACGCTGGAGCAGAACGCCGCCCAATGGCCCTACCTTGTCGGTTTTGCCAAGCAAAAGCAGCTCTGCATCAATGGGCAGATGGAGTGGGTAACAGACGACGACTGGAAGGATGTTCTAACCGCTTGCTGGAATGGCGAAATGCGAATGGCCGCGTTTGATGGCAAGGTGATCATGTTGCCCCAGCGCACTAGCAAGATGGGGATGCGCGTTTTCAGCACATGGATGGAATACCTTGTGGCTATGGCCGCGCAATGTGGCGTTGAGCCTGTTTATAAATCGCCGCTGGTCGATCGCCAGTAACAAACAAAGGAATTACCATGGAATTTCAAGACTTTCCAAAAATGGCGCGCTGGTCGCGTGAAATAATCATCACCGAAAAAATCGACGGAACCAATGCGCAAATTTGCATCGGAGACGATGGAAGTTTTCAGGTGGGGTCGCGCACGCGATGGATTACCCCGGAAGATGATAACTATGGTTTTGCGGCTTGGGCAATGCAAAACAAAAATGAGCTGATGAAATTGGGCGCTGGCCGACACTTTGGCGAGTGGTGGGGCGCAGGAATTCAGCGGCGGTATGGAATGCAAGACAAGCGCTTTAGCTTGTTCAACGCTATTCGTTGGAACTCTGAAAACATTCCTAATTGCTGCCACGTTGTTCCTGTTATTTATCACGGGCCAATGGTGCCCGGCGCCATTGAAGATGCAATCAGTTTTCTGTCTGAAAAAGGATCAATTGCCGCACCGGGATTTATGGACCCCGAGGGTGTGGTTTTATTCCATATTGCTGGAAATTTGGGGTTTAAAAAGACCGTCAAAAAAGACGAGGTGCCAAAGGGAAAACAGTGACCGCCTACCCTAAAAGCCCCCGAAAAGAAAACCTGCATCTACTGGCAATGGCAAAGGGTAAGCAATGCCTATTGATGTGCGTAGAGCGCTGCCAGCTAGATTACGGCCAAACAACCGTAGCCGCGCACCAGAACGAAGGCAAGGGCAGGGGGATGAAGCGGCACGACTACATGAGCGTATGGGCTTGCGAGCCATGCCACACATGGTACGATCAATCAGGCGCACCACTGGCGGAAAAGCGCAGGGCGTTTAATGCGGCCCATGTCAGACAGGTGGAAGAATGGCGCAAGATTGCAGAAAGCCAAACAGCAAAGCCAAAGGATAGATTGGCTGCATTATGGGCCCTTGAGAATGTATAACCGTGGCGCGGCAACTGGCAATCACTCCTTTTTGCCAAACAGCAGAGGCCGCGCCCTTTGCCCGGACTTGTGATCAGGTTCGGGCTTTTTTTGAGACACTGTATAGAAAGCCATTAGGGTTTGTCCCTATGGAAAATTTGTTTTTAGGCGGCATAATTTATACATCAGCAACCAAACGGAGTAAGAAGATGTCTAAGTTCAATGCTAAGCAAGTTGCAATGTTCATTGCATCCAAGCATTTCAAGGTATTTGAATACCAAGCGCCTGCAATGGTTGCAACCCATTTTTCCGTTGACTTGCGTACTGCTCGTAAGTGGGTGCAGCGAGTTATTGAAAGCGGAGAAATTGTCCGCAATGGTCGTGTTGCATTGGCTTTGGTATGAAGCTGCCTGAATTTGTTATTGAGTGGTGTTGCTCGCATAAAGGCTGTGCAGGATGCAAAATTGCGTGCGTTGCGCCAAATAGGAAGGATGAATTTGATGCATGGATTCAAATTCAGATCGAAGCAGTTAAAAAAGAGGTAAACACAGCCAAGCCCTTGCAATAACCGCAGGGTTTGGTATTATTTAGACACCCCGGAAAGACGGGGACTATCATCAAAGCGGCGGCGTGGAAGGACACGCAAGACGCACACACAAATGCCTGTGGCACATCGGGGCGAGTTTCTCGGAGCGCAGGGCCTCCGGTCTACGGTTCGACTCCGTGGGGCGTGTGTGAATAGGAGGCAAGCAGGTATCAAGCCCTGCCCGCTTTGATGATGGTACGGCGTTGGATTAAAAATCCATGGCCATTAAGATTACAGCTCGTCCTGTGACGCCATCAACTATTTTTGACAAAGGAAGACCATGACAGACCAAAAGCAACCCAGCAAGCTCAAAGGCCGAACCCTGGAGCCCAAATACAAAGACCCAGCAACAGGCAAGACATGGAGCGGACGCGGAAAGAAACCGGCGTGGGTTATTGGTGACAAAGAGCAATATAAGATTTAAAGGTTTTGCGCCTGTAGACGAGCTGGAAAGTCGTCAGCTTTAGGGTTGATTGCATTGGGGCTCAACCAATGCATGGTGGTTCAAATCCACCCAGGCGCACCAAACAACTGCCTTTAGCTCAACTGGATAGAGCATCCGTCTTCTACACGGAGGGTCCTAGGTTCAAATCCTAGAAGGCAGGCCATTAGGGAAACTACCTAGAAAATAGTTGCAAAAGTGCTTGCATTGTCTAATTGTTGCGCTACAATTAAGCCATCAATAAACAAAGGAGTAAGAAATGCGCAACTTGATCAACCTGACAGACGAGCAAATTGAGTCCGCGTTTGACGACGTTTGCACAGTAGATGATTTGGTGTTTACACGCAACAGCATCGAGTCTTTCGACGAGGCCAGTAATTCCTACGCAGAATGTGGCGTGGTCCAGTGGGGCAAGCGTGACGGATTCCGCACGCTGTTGTTGGAAGGCGCACAAGTGCGTAAGGGCGACCGGCGCAGCGACCTTCATGTTGTTGATTTTGGTGAGATTCGTGCCTTCTATCGTTAAAACCAGGGGGCGCCCCAAAGCCCCGCCCCGCCCAAAGCCGGTAAGCTGGCGACCAAAAACCCAAGAACTGCGGGACTTGTATTTAGAACTGGGTGGCGCACGATGGCTGCAAAGAATTCTAGAAGAGGCCAAGGGTAAACCCCTATAGAAAAAGCCAAAACAATTGGCAGAATAAAGCGGTAATCAACAAGGAGTTAGAAATGAAAACCCCAAAAATTGGCGCTCTTCGCGTTTGGCACATGCCGGAAGTACCGGGAAAGTCATTCTATGTTTATGTCGATACGCCACAAGAGGCGCAACGCATTCTTGCTGTTCTGGCTAATTACGACCTGTTCCAATTGAAACAAAAGATCAAACCCGACTACTGCAACGCAGGTGGACTTGAGCAATACGAAGCCGACAATGGCTACGGTGTTCCCGGCTGGTGCGAGTGGTGCGACGAAGAAACGGGCGATACCATTGATGAATTGGTAGACCCATCAACCATTACAGAATAGCCATGACAAAAGCAGCATACGGCTCAGTAATAGCCAAAGTCCGCGAACTGTGCGCCCGACCCAATGGCGCATCGCAGCCAGAAATCAAAGAAGCGGTTAATAAGCCGGTGTTTGCGCCGTTCGTGTGGCTCAAGATTCTGATGGACAAAAATGATGTTGTGCGATCTGGTGTGCATGGAGGATACCGATATTTCACCGACGTCGAGGCGGCAAAGGCCCATGACGCAAAGGTGAAAGCCGAACGCGAGGCAAAGCAAGAAGCGCAACGCTTGAAATGGAATGCTGAGAAGTCGCGCAGAGATCGTGAAAAGCGGGCAAAAGCCAGGGCAGAGCGTGCGGAAAAGCCAAAGAAGCCAGCGCCGCGCAAGATGCCGCAAAACATCGTGATCCAATCAACCCAACAGGCTAAAGACCAGTTGCGCGAACATAAGGCTGCAAGAATTGTCTGGCCGGAGCATGTAAAAGTGCAGCACATCCCCGCGCCAGTAGACATACGATTCAAAGCAGCACCCGGCTACATTGGGCCATTTATGCGGGAATATAAAGAAAGGCGGGCGGCGTGAATGCCAATAGTAAAAAATACGATGGCCCATGGCGTAGACCCGCAAAAACCACACCAAGCCATAAGCGCATTGAAGAAGACAAAAAACGCAAACGGGCCATTGAACTAAAAATGAAAGCGGTTAATTACGAAGAAAACGCGCCGCGCTGTGACGACTGCAAATCATTCCGTAAAGCTGGAGTTGTGCTGATTGACAGCCTGCCAGTGAAATCAGGCCCAAAATGCTTGAGGCACGGATTCAAGTGCAAATCGAGCGGGTGCTGTGATTCGTGGATGGGCAGAAATGGCGATTATTTGGAGGCCGTATGACTAAAACAGGATGGCCTCCCGGCCTACTGCAAGACGATTGCACAGGCTTGGCAAAATGGTTTGCATCACGCATGGATGCGCGGTATGTGGTTATGAAACAATGGGGGTTGATATGAGCTTACTGACTGACGATGAAGTAAATAAAGCATGGGAAGATGCCTGTACGGCTGACCCAACTGGCGCGCAGCAAAGATTTAAGCTGACCCGCGCCATCGAATCCGCCGTGCTGGCAAAACTAGCAGGGATGGAGCTGCCGGATCCTGGTGGACGCATGCAGTGTTACGACTCAGAAGGCACCCCATATTCCGAGCCAACAGAAGATTACACCGCCGACCAACTCCGCCAAGCCTACGCCCAAGGAGCTGCAAGCGTTTTGAGTGGTGCGGAGCCTGTTTACCAATATCAAATGGGTGATGGCTCTTGGATTGACCAAGCAAAACACAGCTATGACTACAACCGACAGCATGCGCCAAATGCTGTGTTAAGGATTGTATTCACACGTAAGGAGCCAACATGAACTGCAAGCAAGGGGATTTGGTTCGATATGTTGGTTCCAATCCATACAACAGGCCAAATGTATATGGGTGGATTGGTTTAATTGTTTGTTCGATTGCTGACCGTAATGGCGATAAGTGCTGGGTAGTTAATCCTCCCTTGCCTGGAGGGATTGTAAAAAATAGTGATAGTTCTTGGTCTGATGGAACTTGGTTGTTTGATTCAAGTTGCAAGCCAATCCGCGACAACCCCGGACAAGATGAAACCCTGCAATGGGCACCAGTACCCAAAAAAGAGACAGCATAGGGAAAACCCCTATAGCAAACAACAGCGCAAGGCAGATAATTTAGCTTTCAAAGGAAAAACATGAAAACGCTAAAAAATCGCAAATGGTATCAAGCAAGCAGCATGCTGTCGGCTGGCAAAAAAGTGTCTGTTGTTTATTTTCCGGTGTCTGCATTCCAGATTGTTGACGGAAATGTTGAATACATTGCAACCGATGACGTATTTGCGTTTTATCGTGACGGACTTTGCCTAGCCAAAAAAATGGCAAAAGCTACGTCAGGCGTAAAAAAAGACCGGCTAATTTTGTTGCAATGCGACAAATTTGGAGCCACTGAATACGCTAAAAGAGCGAATCAGAATAAGTTTGTTTTTAAAAAAATTGACGATTTACTTACATAAAGGAGTAAAAACATGGGAACACCACACAAACACGCGGAAGTATTGCGGGCTATTGCTGATGGCAAAGATGTGCAATGGTCAAAAAGTGGCGGGATTATGTGGGGCGATTATTGCCGTGACGGACGCGGGTACGACCCTATTTCTGATCCTGATATTTTGTGGCGCATAAAGCCAGAGCCTAAGTCGGATGTGGTGCGGTATTGCTTTATCACCGAATCATTCGGCCACTCTGAAAAAGAACTTCAATCCGGCTTGCTGGGTGGGAGCAAAAAACCAAACTTGAAGATTATCATTGACGGCGAAACAGGCGCACTAAAAGCAGCCGAGGTGCTGAAATGACACAAATTGCAATTAAAGTAAAGCGCGAGCTGTTCAGTTTCAGTAGCGAGCAGGATTGGATCAACAAAGCGCAAAAACGATACGCAAATTGCGGCGTGCGCCAAGGCCACTACATTACCGTAGATGCGCTTGGCCGCGTGATGCACATGGGCAAATGCTTCAAGCATGCCACGCAGCAAAAAGCCTACCCAGTCACTGTGTACGAGCTTGAAACAAACTGGGAAGGAATAGCATGACCCACCTAAAGACAATCACCACCACCATCGCAGGATGGTCAACCCGCAAGAAGTGGATCGTTGGATTCATTGTTTGCGCAACCATTAACGCCATCGTCAACCCGCCCCCAGTGCCAACGCCAGAGCAAAAAGCAGCCAAGGCAGCACAAGCAGCGGCAGACGATGCGGAAAAGCGCCAAGAGGACATGGAAAATCAGGCAGTATTTGGCGCGCACCAGTGGCTGAAAGAAAGCCTGAACGACCCCGACAGCGTGGAATGGAAAGGGACGCGGGTTTACAAGAACCTGGACATTTGCATCGAATTCAGCGCCAAGAACGCAATGGGCGGGCGAATCAAGGGCTTTGCCACCGTGATAGGCGCAGAGCTAAAGATTAACGACCTGAGGGCTTGGAATAAGCGCTGCGGGGATGGCGGATCAGTCCGCTACTATTGAAAGAACCAAATGAAACACTTGGTTGAAGGAATTGTGATGGTGTTGGCTGTGCTGGCTTGGCTTGCTGGCTCGGTTATTGCTACAGGATGGTGGAAGCTGGCCGCCGTTGTGTTTCCGCCGTACGCTTGGTATTTGGTGGTGGAGCGCCTGATGCAGGCTTTGGGCTTGGTAGCGTGAGGTATTACTGATGGCTAACGTAATCCGCGAACTAGCATACCGATGCAGTGACGATTGCGAGGCAAGCGGTTGCCCTTCGCACATTGGGCGGCTTGAGTATCAATCATGCGCGGACGCCTACACATTCACCATGAACGGCAAGCTAATGCACTTGGAGCGCGGGGAATTGGATGCAATGATTCGGCTGCTTAAATCGCTGAATAGGGCAGATTCTGCGTCTATAAGTGTGAGACTTGCAGGGGTGGTAGATTGCGTTCCAGTGGAAACAAGCATTTATCGCGGTTAAAATAACCTCATGCTAACCGCCAAACAGGAAAACTTCGCCCAAGCCATCGCCGACGGAATGAGTCAGGCCGATGCGTACCGGAGTGCGTTTAATGCGGAAAACATGAAGGACAACAGCATTCATGTAAACGCAAGTAAATTGATGGCTGACACTAAGGTTTCGCTAAGGGTGGAAGAATTGCGGGAGCGATTGACCGCAAAGGCCCTGTGGACGCGCGAGAAGAGCGTCAGGGCGCTTGAAAGAGTGCTAGAGGAGGGACCCCACGCCGCGCAGGTTTCGGCTGTCAAAGAGCTCAATTTGATGCATGGGTTCAATGAGCCGATAAAGATCGACCACACCAGCAGCGACGGCAGCATGACCCCAAAGCAGCCAATTTACAAAATTGTCAGTGAGTGAAGTAACCGAGATATTCAAAGCTTACGAAGAATACCTACAGCCCGCACGTTTTAAGGTTGCATATGGGGGCCGGGGTAGCGCCAAAACACGCACGTTCTGCTCGATACTGACAAACAACGTACTCTATTACGGGTGGCGGGTTGTTTGCTTTCGTGAAATCATGGAAAGCATTGCCGAATCGGTCTATCAAGAATTCGTCGCAGAAATCGAGCGGCGCGACTTGGGCGCATATTTCAACATCCTGAAAACGCACATTGAATGCCCTGGCTCTGGGGGCGTTATCAAGTTCTCCGGCATCAAAGCCAACCAAAAAAGCCTGAATAGCCAAAAGCTAAAGGGGTTCAGCGACTTCGATGCGGCGTGGCTTGAGGAAGCTAACCCGGTTTCTAAAGATAGCTGGAACGCGCTAATCCCTACCATGCGCAAGGCGAACTCTGAAATATGGGTGAGCTTTAACCCTGAAAACCCACTGGAAGAAACCTACCAGCGGTTTGTGGCGAATCGGCATTACCCGGACTACAAAGACGGTCGGCGGTATTGCATCGTCAACAAGATCAACTACACCGATAACCCGAGGTTTCCCCAAGAGCTGCGCGACGATGCCGAGCTGATGAAGGCCAACGATAAAGAGCTATTCAGGCACATTTATGGGGGTGAGCCTGTAGCCAATTCCGATCTATCCATTATCAAGCCAATGTGGATAGAAGCCGCAATGAATGCCCATATTAAGCTAGGAATTACACCTAGTGGAGGCAAGATCGGCGGGTTTGACGTTGCGGACGAAGGCCCGGACAAGAATGCATTTCTGTACCGGCATGGCATTGTGCTAGAGCATATCGAAGAATGGAGCGACAAAGACCCCAACACAGCGGCGCGGCATGTTTTTCGCATTGCCCAACAGAATGGCCTTGTATCGGTAGACTACGACAATATCGGCGTTGGAGCAGGGGCCAAGGGGGCGCTACGTGAGGAACTGGACAAACTGGAGCACCGGGACAGGGTGAAGGCCCCAGAGTTTCACGGATTCACGGCATCAGAGGCTGTCAAATGGCCTGAGTCCGAATACATGCCAGGGAAAAAGAACGCCGATATGTTCCTGAACCTCAAGGCGCAGGCATGGTGGTTGGTGGCCGACAGGTTTAAAAACACCTATGACGCCATCAACGGCAAGACCTACGACAAAGAGAGGCTGATTAGCTTGCGCTCTGAGCTGCCACATGTGCAGAAACTGGCCGCTGAATTATCACAGCCGCGCCGGGAATACCTTAATGGCAAAGTGAAAGTCGAGAGCAAAGCAGACATGAAGAAGCGCGGTGTTATGTCTCCTAACCTTGCTGACGCCTTGATAATGGCGTACTTCGCAGAGGGTGGCGGGGGCTTCGATATTTCAGCATTGCTATAATTCCCCGTAAATCGGCATAAATGGGAAATATATGACAAAACCAGACTTTACATTTGTAGGATACTGCCCAATTAATAGACACATCTACTGCGAGGCAGACCCAGAAAAGAAGAAAATCCCATTCTATTGCGGCGATAAATTAGATGGTAGTGCATTGGTAATTGCAAAGCTCGCTTTAGGAATGACAACGCCACAATTGGCATACGTCGATTTACTGATACTGGAGACATCCAAATGACAGCACCTACCGGACGCCATCGTGGACGACCAGCCAAGACAATCACCAAGGTGGACGGCTACGCCAATGCGTTTTCTGGTACTGGCACCCGCGCAGACCGCTCTATTTTCACCAAGATAGGCCAAGCAGCTCATATTGACCAGAACACTGCCGCCAATATCTACATGGGCAGCGGCCTAGGCCGACGCATTGCAGACCTTCCGGCCACGGAGATGACCCGCGCCGGGGTTGACTTCGAGAACATGGACGAAGGCACAGAGGACGCGGTGCTGGCGAAGTTTGACGACCTAGCCGTTATGCATCACGTTGCCGATGCGCTGCGATGGTCTGATGTGTTTGGCGGGTCTTTGATCGTCATGGGCATCAATGACGGAGGCCAGCTAGACCAGCCGCTGAATGAATCGGGTATCAAGTCCGTCGAATTCTTGCGGGTGTATGACCGCTATCAGACCAGTGTGCACCGCCGATACATGGACCCCATGAATCCGGGTTACGGCAAGGTAGAGCTGTGGACGATTAGCCCGCACACCGGGGGCAATCCGTACCAAGTTCACGAATCGCGCATTCTGATGTTTGATGGCGACCCGGTGCCGGACTTGCAGCGGTCTAGTAATGACGGATGGGGAGCATCTAAATACCAAGCCGTGCATGAATCGCTTATGCGGTTTCAGTCGTCACATCAGTGGGCAAACAGCTTGCTTGAAAGGGCGCAGCAGGCGGTTCACGGAATCCCTGACTTGGCAAACATCCTCCGGTCAGTTGGCGGAGAGGCCAGCATTCAGAAGCGCGTAGACGTGGTGGACATGGTGCGCGGCATGCTAAACACCATCGTTATCGATGAGCAGGAAACCTACGAACTCAAGTCGACCAGCTTTGGCGGTGTGCCTGAAATAATGGATAGGCTCGCAGAAGGGCTTGCATCGTGCCTTGGCTGGCCAATGTACATATTGATCCAGCGCAGCCCTGGCGGATTGTCAGCGACTGGCGGCCCCAATGAAGAGGCGTGGTTTGCAAAACTCCAGGCGGCGCAGAACGACAAAATGCGCTCGCCTTTGAATCGACTGGTTCAAATTCTGTTGCTCAGCATGGACGGAGACACCGGGGGCGATTGGGAGCTGTGTTTTAACCCGCTGAAAGTGCCAAGCGACAAGGAAGAGGCCGAAATCGAGAAGCTAGAAGCCGAAACCAAGAAGGCCGAAGCCGATAGGGCCGTTGCTCTGGTGGGTATTGGTGCGCTTGACCCCCGCGAAGTGCGAGCAAAGATCGCAGAGGACTACGAAATTGAGAATCCCGAAGTAATGCCGGAAACCGCGCAACCTGACGACGAAGCTGTATTGGCAGGAAGCAATGGCAGTATCCAAGCGTAAGTGGTTGCACCCCGATACACAGGAGCGGGAGTATGCGCGGGCGCTGATTGCCTACGAACGGGCATATGTGAAAGAAACTAAGGCCCAACTTGCACAGTTATCCATGAAGCTGGACGGACTGAGTGAAGACATAGCAAAGACCATCGAATTTATCCTGTTGGCCGCAGCATCCGCAGCTAAACCGCTGATTTTTAGCCTGCCAGATAGGTTTATGGCCGTGTCTAGCTTCAACAAAAAGCAATGGGTTTTGCAGGTCAAGGCAGGAACAGGCATCGACATCGAGCGACCCAATATCCAAGAGTTTCAAAAGAAATTCGGCATGGGCGTGAACGTCTGGCAGTCCGAGCCATGGCTAGTACCCATGCGCGACAACTGGGTGGCCGCTAACACGTCGCTGATAAAGAACATGCCGCAGCAGTACCTTACGCAGGTAGATGCAGTGGTGCGGGCTGGTGTGGCTCAAGGCGTGGGGGTAAAAGGCTTGGCCAAAGAACTGGCAAAGATTGAGGGCATCGACAAGCGCCGCGCAGAGCTTATTGCATCCGATCAAATTGGGAAAGCAAATGCATCGCTGTCCCAATATCGCCAGAAAGACCTGGGCATAGAGGAATATGAGTGGTCATCGTCCAACGATTCCAAGGTAAGGCCAACGCATGCGGAAGCGGAAGGCAAGATATTTAGGTGGGATACGCCGCCAGCGTTAACGGGCGGGCATCCGGGGTATCCTATCAAGTGCCGGTGCACGGCGCTGGCGGTGTTTCCTGATTAACAACATGTTGTAGCTTCAATGTTGCGCAATAGACTGGCGATGATTGCACATCAATTTGCTGGATGATGAATTTCTCGCCAAAGATAACAATTGGCCGCTGTCGCTCACATGCGTTTAGTGCTTTTGCAACAGCTTTAGGTGAATACAGTTTCATTTCTCGCGCGCTCCATTCGCCGTTTTCCCGCAGAAAGCAAGAGGTATTCCATGTGTTCACGCATGGAGGTCATCACGTCTTCTATGCAAGGCTCTATTTCTGGATTCATAAGAAAATATTCCTTGCCATCCGAATCCATCGCTAGGAAGCTAACGGAGAATAGAAACGTTACAGTCAGCGGCTTTCCTTCAAATTCGCACTTGTCGCCTACTTTGTAGTTCATTTCTCGCGCTCCATTTTGCTTGTCCGTCATCTCGGCCCGTGGGTAGAATCGGCACGACTCAAAGCCCTGAAACTCTGAGTTGCAGCCGGGATGCGGCTTTTCCCCGCACATCTGGCATGTCTGAATTTGATGAATGTGATTATTCATCTCCCTCCTACCTGATCGGCAAGAAATCATGCGCTGTAGGATGTGGATGTGGTGCAAGAATTCGGCATTGTCGCTTTCGTGCTCTATTGGAAGGTAAAGATAAAGATTCCATACTTCGCCCAATGCGTTATGGATATTCTTTTCTAGTGTTGTGACGCTCATTTCTCGCGCTCCAATAGCATGGTGTCTGCCTCAGCATAACACCATGCCGCCCGTTCACTACGAGTAGAAAATTGCGTAGGAATAGCGGGAGATTGCATTGCGGCAATAGCGAGTGCATCGCGCAGAGTCATGCCGCCCTCTCCGTAATTTATCTCGCCGCTTGGGTAGGCGAATGCGGGAAAAGGATACGCCGGCCCGCCTGTTGGTTTAGTCATGCTTCCCCCTTCCGCACAGCCAAGGCCGCGACCCCGTATACCCTTGCGTCATCCTCGGTCTCCCAGCAGTTTGCCGCTTCAAATAGCTCTTGATCGTCGGGATTGCCATTCCACTCTCTTACATAAACATTGCGGCCAAAGATTGAAGAATAATAAATTTCACCAATTTCCGGAGGGGTTTTCAAAGGCCCCTTAATTGCACGTTTCCCAACCATGATTTGGTCTTGCAATCTATAAAAATCATGGCTTATATTTTTAATGTTCGATATTGCTTCTTCGATTGTCATTTGCGTGCCTCGTCCCCAGAACAAGAACTTATCGCCTGCCTCTTCGGCATCCGCAATGATCCGCAGCTTATCCGCAAGTGTTTGTGTCATATTCACTCCTTTGATTAAAAACCCATTATCCCAACCAGCCAAGCCACACACAATAAGGGGTTGCCCTAGTTGCACAAGCTCGGAAATATTTCCTGCCATTGCTCAAAGTCGCCAATGTACGAGGAGTCGTAGTCTTCTGGCATAAACACTGTTTCTTGGTGCTCAAACAGTCCATGAGGATCGGTGTCGGCCCCTTCTTTTATTAAGCAGCCCAAAAAATTACTTGGGCATGTGTGCTCTTCGTAGAAATATCGCTTCTTGTCTTGGTCAATGACCGGATCAGAGGCACCATCGTAAAAAACTAACCCCTCTACAATAATGTGCACGGGCTCGCCATCTTCAATTCTTAATCGAAGCAAAGAGAGTGTTTTTCGAGTTCTGGTTTTGGTTTCCTCGATATCGGCGCCTCCATTGCCATCGGCAACGCCGCGAATTCCGCAGCCGCAAATGTCGCAGTACCAAGGGCCAAAGGAATCCCCGGCCTTTAAATGCTGTGAGGTGTGTTCTTGGCTTCCGCAATCTGGGCAGCCAAAGAATATCGAAGTTTTTGTGGATGTGATTGCTTTCATGCTTGCCATTATTCATGTGAATAATTTTTAGTCTATAAGGGTTTGCCCTAATAGACATTGATTGTCTCAATGGGTGCGTTTTTGACGATAGGGAAAGACTATGTATAATTCGCTGCATGAACGTACAGCGTTATGACTTCGCCGAACTGCAAGCCCGTGTAGATGCCGATGGCTTCTTGCACGATACGCCTATTGTCGGGCGGGTCGGCATTCAGGAATACCGCCGCGCTGATGGCACGATTCAGCGGGAATTGAGACTTCCCGAAGAAGTATTTCACCCTGATGCATTGGCAAGTGCTAAGGGCAAGCCAATCACTGTTGACCACCCTGGAGAGGGCAGCGTTAACAAGAAGAACGCGCACCGCCTAACTGTTGGAACGATTCTTAGCGAAGGCAAGCAGGACGGTGATTATGTGCGGAACGACATTGTTATTCACTCCCCTGATTCCATTGGGGATCGTCGCCAATTGTCGTATGGGTACAAGGCCCGCATGGACGATACGCCGGGTGAACACCCGGTATATGGCCGGTATGACACGATTCAGCGAGAGATTCGTATTAACCATTTAGGTGTCGTCAAGAGCGCAAGAGCTGGGGCAATAGCTAAGCTCAATCTTGACGGCAACGAAGATTTTTCAACCCCGCAGGAGCATGCACCCATGACCGTCAAAGTCAAACTAGACAGCGGTATTGAGTATGACGCAGTGCCGGAAGTGGCCGCAGAGCTTGCAAAGCTCCGCGCCGATGCTTCTAGCGCTGCCGAACAACTCAAGACCATCCCCCAACTGCAAGCCAAAGTTGACGCCCTTGAAGCTGAAACCGCTGGCTTTACTGCCAAGCTGGACGCAGCCAAGGCCGAAGGCAAGGTTCAGGCGGAAGCCCGTGCCAAGCTGGACAGCACCGCCGCAGCCTTCAAGGTAGACACCGCTGGCAAGACTGACCGAGAGGTCAAAGAAGCCGTGATTCTGGCAGTCCGCAAGGATGCAAAGCTGGAAGGCAAGACTGCTGAGTACATCGACGCCGCTTTCGAGTTGGCCATCGAACTCAAGGGCGATGTTGCTATGGCTGGACAGCGTCAAGCCGCACAGCACAACGACGGCGCCCACAAGGGTAAATCGGCTGCTGACAAGCGTGCCGAGATGATCGCAAACATGACCAAGAAGGTGTAACCATGAGCCAGACTACCATGAATACGTACCAGCCCGCAGCCTTTAACGGCATGCTGGCGGATTTGTCCAACCTGAACGAAGTCATGTCGTATGCAGCGCAAGTTGCTGTGCCTTTTGGCTCGTTTGTGACCTTGGGAACCAACAAAGAGAAGCAGGTAGCCCCAGTTACAACTTCTGTTGGCCAAGCTGCTTTGGCTGTGGGCGTGGCTATCGCTTCGCACACTGTAGAGCAAACCTCCGCAGGTGTTGCTCAGTACGCAATCGCAGACACCGTGCCCGTTCTCAAGCGTGGCCGTTTCTGGGTTGTTACTGATGATGCCGTAGTGGCTGACGCTGTTGCTAACTTGAAGCTGTCTAGCGGTCGAGTTACTGACGAAGCCGTGACCACTGGCATTGAAGCATTCACCCAGTTCAGCGCCCGTTTCATTACTGGCACTTCGGGCTCTGCCCTCGCACTCGTGGAGATCAAATAATCATGACTACCGAAAACATGCACTTTGACCAAGCCGACGCGGACTACTACCGCGCCGTGACCCGTTGCGATGCCAACGAGTCTATTTTCTTTGCCCGCCAGTTGGAGTATGTCAAGTCCCAGACTTACGACATCAAATACCCCGAGTTGTCGGCGTTGAATCTGTTCCCCATCGACACATCCGCAGGCCCAGGCGCTAAGACGATTACTTATCGTCAATACGACACCGTGGGTATGGCTAAGATCATCGCTTCGTACGCGAATGACCTGCCCCGCGCCGATGTGGTGGCCAAGGAATTCACCAGCAACATTCGTGGTATTGGTGATTCCTACGGCTACGATGTGCAGGAAATCCGCTACGCGAGCATGTCTGGCACACCGCTGGAGTCTCGCAAGGCGTTTGCAGCACGACAAGCGCACGATCAAAAGATCAACGCGCTGGCATGGGCTGGCGATACTGAGCATGGCCTCCCCGGCTTCTTGACCAATGCCAACATCCCCGGCTTCACTGTCATTGGCGATGGATCAGGCTCTAGCAAGTTGTGGACTGCCAAGACCGCTGATTTGATCATCCGCGATGTGAACGGCATCATTAACCAAGTGTTGACCCAATCCAAGGGCGTGCATGCGGCCAATGAAGTCTGGTTGCCGATTGCTCAATACGCCCTGATTAGCTCCATGCCCCGCAGCACTGGCAGCGATCAAACTGTTTTGAAATTTTTGCAAGAGAACAACCCCGGCGTGACGTTCAAGCGCGTGCTGGAGTTGGACAATGCCATGTCTGGCGGTACGCTGGATACTATGGTTGCAATCCAAAACACTAGCCAAAACTTGGGCTTGCAGATTCCCATGCCGTTTATGCAGCATTCGCCGCAGCAGAAGGCTCTGGCATTTGAAGTGCCTTGCGAGTCGCGCTTTGGTGGTGTGATTGTTTACTACCCGCTGGCGATGGCAATTGCCGATTCGGTGTGACGTAAAAACAACGCACGGAAAGGAGGGGGCTTAGGCTCCCTTTTTTTAATTCCCCTTCACACAAAGAACCTGTTTTAGCGTGTGAACCACTTCCACCAAGTCGGTTTGGTTTGCCATGACGACATCAATATCCTTGTAAGAGCTTGGGATTTCATCAATCAACTCTGCATCTTTTCGGCATTCCACGCCTTTAGTCTGGTCGATAAGGTCTTGCAAGCTAAATCGTCGCTTCGCTTCAGCGCGAGACATTGAGCGGCCCGCCCCATGGCTGCAACTGCAATAAGACTGTAAATCACCCTTGCCGCGCACTATGTAGCTACGCTGGCCCATGCTACCCGGAATAATCCCCAAGTCACCAGCACGCGCACGAATAGCGCCCTTGCGAGTAACCCACATATTGCGGCCAAAGTGATTTTCGCGCTCCACATAGTTGTGGTGGCAATTGATTGCCTCATGGGTAACGGTGAATGGCGTAGGGATGCACTGGTGCATTGCCTCCAAAACTTCCAACATCATGCGGCGGCGGTTCTCAAGAGCGTAGTTTTGCGCCCATCCAACAGCAGCCATGTAGTCATCAAACAATTCGGTATTTTCTGGCAAGTAAGCTAAATCGCCATCCGGTAGTTCGATATAGAATTTCTGCATTAGCTCCTTGGCCTCGGTTATGTAGTGGCTTCCAATCATGTTTCCAATGCCGCGTGAGCCAGAATGCAGCATTACCCAAACATCTCCGCTTTCATCAATACAGACTTCGATAAAATGGTTTCCAGAACCAAGGGAGCCCATTTGGCTAGCCGCCTTTTGGTGGAATTTTTCGTCATCACCGGCATAAAGCGGGTCAATAATAGTGCGGCGTACAGTGGCATCAATCACGCCAATGTCTGTGCTGTGGTCGTGCGCGCCACCTTTGCCAAGCGGTACGCGCCGCTCAATTTCATCGCGCAAAGCTTTCAGTGAATCTGGCAATTGGTCGCCGCGCAAAGATAAGCGGACAGCATTCATGCCGCAACCAATATCAACACCCACGGCAGCAGGAATAACAGCCTTTTCCGTTGCAATAACCGTGCCAACGGTAGAGCCAATACCGGCATGCACATCTGGCATGCAAGCCACGCCATTGCTAGAAATGAATGGCAAGCGAGAAAGGTTTTTAAGCTGTTTTAGAGCTGAATCTTCTACGTGATCGGTCCAGATTTTAATTGGGCGTGCGTTGTTTTCTTTGATTGTTTTCATGATGTGCCTTTATTTGAGATTTTCATTATCAGCACCCAGCAATAAAACGCAATAGGTAAAAACCCTAATAGGGTACAATTTGGCATCATTCATAGGAGCGATTCATGCAAGTAGATAACCCCTCCCTCCGCCTGTGGACCGTGCGCGATGTGAACTGCATCCCCGGCCAGATTACCGAAGTACCAGACGAATATGCCGCTGACTTGGTGGGCCATCCTGAGCTGAAAGTGGTGGAAGAAAAGACCGAAGCCAAGAAGCCCGGACGCCCAGCCAAAGAAAAGACAGAGGAATAAGCCATGCAATCCAAAACCCCAGTCGGAGATATTGACGTCTTCGCTATAGGCAACTCGCAAACTGGGGTTGCCTATGATAGTGCAGTCGCAACGAATACCAGCAATACCAGCGCAATTACTGGTAATTTCCGAGCTATTCAGATCATCAATGATGCGGTTTTCTCGCTGCTGACAGACACGGGGTCCACTGGCTCACTTACTGGCCTGACTATTCCGGCTGGCGTTGTGCTGTTTGGCAAGTTCACTGCCTATACGCTGACTAGCGGCGCTGTGCGAGCTTATTCGGCATGATTCTCGCGCCTGTATTGTCGCTGTTGTCCGCTGCGATGATGCGGCGCGGCGCGCCGCTGTTCAACGTCACACCAGCATTTGTGCAGTCTCGCACGGCAGGCGTTGCACCTTGCGGGGTTTACGTAAGCATGTTTGGCACGACTTGTAGTGATCCAGCAATTGACACGCAAAAAGACCTGATCTACTACATTGACTTTGGTGATGGGTCTTCGGCGACATACACACGGGGAATGCTGGCTGGTAAGTCGACCAACACGTACTTAGGAGGCCCTACGGCGGTGCACACCTACACCACCCAAGGCACTTACACGCCGCAAGGCTGGGTCGACGATGGGACTCGTGTATGGGGGCCTATCAGTGGTAGTCCTGTTGTTGTTGCTAATGCTGACGCTACTTATCAGACCACAGCCACCACAGTCGTGTCGGCAAGCGGGGACTTTACGGGCGCTCCCGCAGGTGCAGTGCAAATAACATCCTCTGATTTTGATGTGGTAATGGCTAATGCCACAACAGGTGGTACATCAAACCGTCGCATGCTGTTTCGGATCGGGGAGACTTTTGATGCATCCGCTGCAACAAACAGACAGGGCGGCACTGTTAATTTGTATGTGGGCTCATTTGGTGGCGAGGGTTACGCAACTATTCGAGCAGTGACCAATAACATCCAAATTCTTGGGGGGCTTGCGAACGGTGGTAACCCGGCAAATAACCCGAACAACTGGACATTGACTGATCTGCACTTTACTCGTGCAGCCGGTGTTACTGGCGGCACGGCGTTTAATGTCGGTGTCATCGCTGATTCAGCGGACAAGCTGAACCTGACCAAGGGTCACGCCACGATCCACAATTGCAAAGTGTCCAAGCTGAACGGCGGCATC